ATCCTTCACAATTAGTTATGGATGTTGAGGGATTCGATACTTACCATGAACTTATAAATTTCTTAAACAATGGACAATTCGAAGAACTTGAATTTCACGATGAGAAAGTTGAACTTGCCGAAGCTAAGCCCTTGTACTTACCCGATAGTTTTAGGCTCCTTAGCATCGGAAGTTCACAGATTGCAAAGAGCATTAGAAGCTATGTCAAAGGCCGTGGATTCAGCATCGAAGAATTATGTAAATATGGAGTTGGCTATGCGACGAAGGAACCTTTTTTCGGATACCTTATTATACCGTTCTATTACCATGGCCAACTTAGGTATTACAATGCCAGAAAAGTTATCGGAAATGGTCCTCGGTATAACAACCCCAACAAAGATATCACAGGCCTTGGAAAAGAGTTTATCATATTTAATTATGATGCACTGGAAATGTATAGGTCGGTATTCA